AGTAATTGTGACTGGGGTAGTGCTATTATTGAGACCTGTTACTGTTATGAAATCATTAGTAGTTCTAGGGAGTTGTGTCTCTGGGTAAATTGGAGATACCTCAATCTTGTAAGTTTTAGAAGAGTCCACCTCATTTATTGTTGGAACAAACCCATCATCTACCAGACCATACATTGCCAGTGTGACACCATCATTGTTTCTTCCAGTCAACCGATAGTCATGGAACTGAGACCTTACCTTTGCAGGATCATTCTCAATCATTGCAGAAACGATCGACTCTCCCTCAGGGAGTGTAAAATTACCGTCCGTTGTGCTAATGACGGTCTCGTATAAAAGGTCTCGCCACATGCCCATTGCGTATAGGCGCGGCAAAACTAAATTAAGCTCCTGTATGAAGCTTGACCCTACAGTTTTGTATTTAGAGAGGGCTTCTTCTACCCCCGCTACGGTTAAAGTAGCCATACCTAATGATAATGGCTAATTGTCTCAAGGTCAAGGTATCAACTTTATCAAGTATTTCGATAAGGTTAATCTGGAGGAATAGGGTCAGGGCAAGAATCTGTGAGGTTTGACTCAGGACATTTGACCAGATTTAAATCGTTATCATCTGGTGGGTTTAAGAATTTCGTAGTGGAACCATCGTAAACGTAAACTGTAGTGGGGGTAGATGTGACAACTGCATCAACACAAGTAAAGCTCTTGATTGAGTCTGTCTGAGAAACGCCCCCAGTTATGCCTGTTACTGTAACGACTGAAGTTACCCCCGTCACGGTGTCAGCTCCATCTATGAAGCTGTGTGCAGTAGGGGCCGAACTACTGTAAGAACCACTGGCTGCGACTCCTAGACACCACGCGGTTCCACCACCCACAGTGCTAACCTGAACATAACCTATACTTACACTACTACCCCCAGCCCACATGGTAGCGTGGGGAGTTCCTTGGACCATATTATCATTTCTA